AAGTAATCAATTAAATAAATATAACATGAACAAATTACCTGATGGGGAGCACTTAATCGATGGCAAAATCTACGTTGTTGTAGATGGAGAAATCATTGAGATTAAGGATGCACCAATTGAAGAGGCAATGGAAGAAATTGCATTGGAGGAAACAGTAGTTGAAGAGGAAGCTCCAATTGTAGAGGATGCAGTTGAGGAAGAAATGGCAATTGATCCAGCATTGGATTCAGAGGCTATCCTTGCAATCGTTACACCTTTACTTGAGGAGAGAGAGAAAGCAATCATCGCATTAATCGCTGATTTGAGAAATCAAATGGAAGAGATGATGGTTGGAGAAACTGAGGATGAAGTGGAAATGAGCGACAACAAAACTAAAATGTCGATGCATGACAAATTCAGTGCAGTAAGTAAATTTTTAAATTCTAATAATTAATAATTAACAACAAAACAAAATGAGCAGAAAATTAAGATTCGACTTGGATATTGACGCATCAGCGTTATTGCAAGCAAACAGTGAGGCATTCTATTCTCGTGCATATTTGCAAGAGGAAACGGTTGACAACTACCGTACTTTACCTGGAGTAAAATATAAGACAAAAATTTCGACCGTAACATTTGGTCAAGTTTTACAAGCAGAGAACTGTGGATGGAATTCTTCAGAGGATGAACTTTCTTCGGTAGAGGTAGACGTGTCAGGATTATCAGCCATGGCAGAGATCTGTCAATTCCAATTGGAGCAATCATTTGTTTCATTGCAAATGACAAAAGGATCTAATGGTGATTTCACTGTTGCATCTTTCATGGATTTCTATTGGGGAGAAATGGCAAAAACAATTGCTGAGAATATCGAAAAATTACGTTGGTTAGGTGATACAACTTCATTGGTTCCTGCACTTGCATTAACTGATGGTTATGTGAAATCTTTACTTGCTGATGCAGCGGTAATTGATATCGCATCTCCAGTTGCAATCACTCCATCAAATGTACTTGCTAAATTAGCATTGGTATACGCTGCTATTCCTGCTGCGGTTATTGCTAACCAAGAGGATTTGAGAATCTATGTATCAACACCGGTAGCTACTGCATATCGTGCTGCGGTTGCTGCTGCGAATACTCAAGCCAACTTGACTCAAGCATTAGATTTCTCTTATTTGGGAATCAAAATGGTAATGTGTCCAGGAATGGGAACAACTTCCAAAATCGTTGCTACGTTGAAAGGAAATCTTTTGTATTCTTTCGATGCTGAAGGAGATGGTAAAGCATTGCGTGCTATCAATTTAGCTGATACAGTTGCTGAGCCGGTTATCCGTACTCGTGCAAACATGAAAGTTGGATTCACTCACGTTAACGGTGGAGAGATTGTATTCTACAACTCAGCTGCATAATTAACAAAATATCCTTGAGGGGATGAAATACTCCCCTTTTTTTTAAATATTTAAAACAACAAAAATGGCTTGTGAAAATTTAGAATCCATTGTTAAGTCATGTGACAACAATAGTGGTGGGATTTTCAAGGTATATATCAACCAACAAGATAACATCGATAGCATCGCATTTGCAGGTGCTCCAAATACTTGGACAATCGATGAAATCAACTTAATCGTTGGAGGTGATTTATACACTGAATTTGAAATCCGCAGAAATACCGGAAGTTACACCGAGGATGCAGCAATTGACCTTGTCAATGGTTCATCATATGTGACTGCAACAATTACATTGATGTTCCATCGAAGAGATCAAGCGAAATCTCAAGCAATTAAAGTGCTTGGTGCTGGTCAACAATACCTGAATGCAATCATCCAGGATGCGAATGGTAAATTTTGGTACTTCCCATATTTGCAATTGAGTGCAGTTGGTGAGGGATCAGGAACTGCTCGTGCTGATGGTAGCAAATATTCAGTGACTTTGATTGGTGAGAATGATTTCCTTGCATACGAGATTCTTGAAAGTGCAGTGAATGATGTTATTGCTTAATTAATACAACTAAAAAGAGAGAGCCATCCATTACGGGTGGCTTTTTTTATAAACATTTTTCCAAGTTTTCATAATATATATATATGATTTACATTGATAAAGGTGAGGTGAATTCAATTGTGCTGACTTTGACTGAGGTGAGCACCCTCTCGAATCCTTATTATTTGTTTGTTTTTGAAAACGAAATGAACACAACCGAAGATCCAATTCTATTCACAACATTAGATATGTCCGATTGGAAGGAAAGATTCAATCTATTCCTATTGGATGAGCCGGTTGACGTGACACTTGTGAAAGGTCAATATCGATATCAAGTGTATGAATCAGGAATATATCCACCAACATCTATCCAGGACACGACCGGAGTGGTCATTGAAGAGGGCAGAATGGTTGTAAGTGGTGCAACAACAAACTCAATCTACGATTAAATATGGGATTTTTTGACCGATTTAGAACAACAAAACAAGAATCACCCGAAATGGTGGAGGGATATCAATCCTTTTCAACTCCATTCCTAAAAATTGGTGCGGGGAATTTATCTCTTCCATATGTAAACGGAAGACATCAGACCAGTGGATGGATTCCATTTGGGGATGCGAATCTTTTTCCAAGCGTTTTAAACCAATTGGTATACTCATCACCACTCCATGGTTCCATTGTGGATTATAAAACAAATGCAGTCATTGGTGGAGGGATTGAATTGAATACAACCACAACCACACCTCAAGAGCTCCTCGAATTGTATACATTTCAGAAGAAATCTCGATTGAAAAAAACAGTTCGAATCACAACCGAACAATTGATTGTTCACAATCGCGTTTACTTCAAACTTTACTTTGATGATAAAATGAAGTTGACTCGAATGGAGAATGTATCTCCGGACAAAGTGAGAAGAGGACAAAATCCAAACAATTATTTCATTTGTGATGATTGGTCCGCAAGAATCGATGTGCGTGATATTCAAAGATACCATCCGACTTGCACTGATCGTTGCCAATTATTTGTATACGAGGTTGAGTGCTTAGGTCAAGAGTGGTATCCGCTCCCAAAATACACATCCGCACTTAATTTTGCGTATCTATCCGGTGAGCTTTCATACTTCGCCAAATCAAATATCCAAAACAGTGTATTCCCATCATTCGCGATGATGTTCCCTAAGCGACCACAAAGTGAAGAGGAGAAAAATGTGTTGAGAAATACCATCGACAAGATGAAAGGAGCTGCCAACTCGGGCAAAGCTGTCGCTTTTTTCGCCAATTCTCAGGACCAATTGCCGAAAATTGAAAGCATTCCAACAAATCAAAACGATAAACTATTCCAGGAAGCATCCGGATTGAATACTGAGCAAATTTGTTTTGCTCACACAATAGATCCGATACTGATGGGAGTTCGAACAACCGGCTCACTTGGAAGTGGTAGTGATATCAAACAAGCATACGTTATCTTTGAGAAGAATGTGGTCATGCCATTGAGAGAGCAAGTTGCTGATATCTTCAATGAGATACTTCGAATCGCAAAAATCAATGCAGATTTTAGAATTAACAACTTCCAAATCATCAATGAAACAATCGTTGAACGTGATGAGAAAATGTCATATGTTATTGATTCACTTAATTCACTCAATCCAGCAATTGCACAAAAAGTGATTGACCAAATGACTGCAAATGAATTAAGATCATTGGCAGGTTTAGATCCTATTCAAGAACAAACACCTCAAGCATAATGTTGTATTTTATCACTGAAACCTACCTCAAAACAAATACACCAATCACTGCCAATGTGGATGTGACTGATGTGACACCATACATTGCAACTCAAGCACAATTGAGAGTGATGCCAATCTTGGGAACTGTATTTTATGACCATTTATTGGAGGCATACAATGACCAAACATTGACACCTGAAGAGGAAGCTCTTGTTTTGTTTATTCAACCGGTTGTTGCTTGGCGTTCCGCTGAGGATGCAATCTTCGGATTGACTTATCAACTCAAGAACAAAGGACTTCAAACTCAATTCGGTGATAACTCATCCAGTGTATCTCGCAGTGAGGTTGCATTTGGAATGGAGCACTACGCACAAAAGGCATCATTCTTTGAGATGAGATTGATTCGATACCTGGTGAAGAACAAATCGGAATTTCCAATCTTCACATCACATGAGAATCGTGACACCGATTTGCGACCTCAAATTGATTGTCATATGTGCGTTGGAAATTGCTTCATGAATGGAGTGTGGACTTGTGGATATCCAACCGATAACGGATACAACAATTCAATCCTGGTATTATGAGACAAAATGTGATGATTATGTTAGCTTCATTTTGGGCAGTGATTGCACCGGTTATGCCGATGATATATATCGCAGCTTTATGCATTGGAATTGATACTTGCTTCGGAATTTGGAGAACAATCAAAGTTGATGGATGGAAATCATTTGAATCAAACAAAATGTCACACATGGTGAGCAAAGTTCTACTTTATGGTGGAGCAATTATATTCACCTTCCTAATTGAGAAGTATATTGCCGGTGATATCATTGCTCAGTTCATCTCTACGGAGCTAATAATGACTAAAGTATTCGCATTCTTTTGCGTGATGGTGGAGATTAAGTCCATCAACGAATCATATGAGAGTGTAACGGGGAAGAATGTACTCGCAGCTCTTCGCAAATTCATCACCAGGACCAAAACAAATCTTGACGAATTCAAATGAAATTGGACATCAGTAAAATCAAGCAAGTTCGGTTGAAGGAAAGCCAGTATTTCAAAGAGGAATCACCGAAAACTCAAATATATCTCCACCATACTGCGGGAAATGGCAATGCTGAAGGCGTTTCAAAGTATTGGAATGGAAATGAAACTCGAATCGGTACTGCATTTGTGATTGGTGAGGATGGATTAATCGTGCAATGCTTCAGTTCAAAGCACTGGGCATGGCATCTCGGAATTGACAATCAAGATTTCGCCACCAATGGTGCAAAGTATACCAATCTCAACAAGTCATCAGTTGGAATCGAGGTGTGCAATTGGGGATACCTTACCAAGAGAGGTGATAAGTTCTACAACTATGCCGGAGGAGTGGTGAAAGCTGAGAATGTCACTACATTGGAGCAATCATTTAAGGGATTCAAACATTGGTACAAATATTCTGATGCACAAATTGAGTCACTTCGACAATTGGTTGTATATTTATGCGATACTTATGACATCCCAAAGGACTACAATGATTCAATTTGGGGTATCGATAAGGATGCGTTTAATGGCATGAGAGGGATTTTCACACACAACTCGGTACGAAAGGATAAAAGTGATATGTATCCATGTCCACGAGTGATTGAAATGCTTAAAAATTTATGAGATATATCTTAATTCTTTTTATCCTGGTATCGTGTTCAGCTGAGCACCATCTCAACAAGGCAATAAAGAAAGGATACAAATGTGAGGAGGTAGCTGATACCATCCGCATCACATCGGTTGATTCCTTTCCGGTGATCGTGAATGATACTATTGTTTGGCGTAAGTATATCACTGAGAAAGATACGGTCATCATGTGGAAAACGCATTACATTCCCAAGACAAGATGGGAGAAAAAAATCCTATATAAATTAACGAGAGATACAATCCGACAAATTCAAAAAATAGAAGTCGCAAAATATAAGAGTCAAAGGAAAACACGACCTAATATATGGCTCTTCATAATCGGATTCCTATTGGGAATCGTTACCAAATACCTCTTGAGATATGCTAAAAAAGCACTCTAAAAACATTCACGAAATTCAAATTGATGGAGAGAATGTACAACTTGCAATGATGTCCGACCTTCACTGGGATAATCCAAAATGCGATTGGGATTTATTGAAACGTGATTTTGATTACTGCCTTGAGAATGATATCAAGGTCATGGTCAATGGTGATTTCTTTTGCTTGATGCAAGGAAAAGGTGATAAACGAGGCAACAAGTCCGACATCCGACCTGAGCACAACAACGCAAAGTATTTGGATTCAATTGTTGAAACCGCAGTTGAATGGTTTTCACCATATGCACATATCCTCACTGTAATCGGATACGGTAATCATGAAACTGCAATCATAAAGCATCAAGAAACCGACATCCTTCAACGATTTGTTGACCTACTTAATTATAAGAATGGAAGCAATGTCATGACCGGAGGTTATGGTGGTTGGTTAATCATCCATCAAAAATACAACACAAGCTCTTGGACAACAACCAAAATCAAATACTTCCATGGTTCAGGTGGTGGAGGAATCGTGACCAAGGGAGCAATCAACTTGACCAGGTCATTGGAGATGTATGAGGATTTTGATGTGTTCACAATGGGACACATCCACGAGAACGCTTGTCGTAATGATGTGAGAGATACGGTTGTTCACTCACCGAAGTACGGATATGTGAATCATCACAAGAATATTCACTTGATGCTCACCGGAACATATAAAGAGGAGTATGGTGATGGCTCCAAAGGATGGCACGTTGAACGTGGAGCTCCCATCAAACCAACCGGTGGAAGAATCTTGACGATACATTCAAAAGAATTCACTAAAAATGGATTAAGAAAAATGCATAAAAGTATCGACTCAATCAAATTTCCTTTGTAACTTGCAGGACTTTTCATAGTGTGTGTTAAGGGGGATGTCGTGAGGCTCCCCTTTTTTTATGGCTTTACCTTTGTTCTATTACAAGAATGTCCCATATTTACCATTGTTTTGGGACAAACATTTACCACTATTTTGATTTATTGTCAAATGTATATACGCATTGATACGAATTGATACGAAAGATATACGCAAAATATCCCCCATCGGGTATAAATAACCTCAATTTCTTTACATGAATACCCCATCGGGTATAGCATTCACAATTTATTTTGTTCAAAACTAAAAAAAAAGTTAAAAAAGTTTTGCATTTATGAAACCTTTTGTATCTTTGTGGGGTAAACAATTAAAAACAACACAATGACAAAGAAAGAAATGATTGATTTGATTATCCAAGAGCATGATGTTCTATGGAATGAGTACATGGAAATGCTTAATGCATTCGGTATTGATGATGAGGGAACTCAGAGAGCAGGAACACGAGCTGCAACACTTGGTCAATTAATGCAAAAACTACAAATCAGATGAGAACAAAAAACGAAGTATTAGATCTATTAATGCCAGTTGCATTATTCTTGGTTGTAATGAGCTTTTTCATCGCAACCACACCAAACTATATCCAAGAGGATAAAGTCATTCAGGAAGTCCCTCAACACGTTCAATCAAAGGTATTGGATGCATATGGAGAATTGATAATTAAACACACGCAAAAATGAATTGGAAAAAAGAGATTAATCGAATCGATTTAGAATTTATGGATGTCAACCATTCATCCATGATGGGGTATTATAAGATTGGAAAGATATACTTTCAAGTTAATATTGAATGGTGGAAGAACAATTATGATTTTGAAACCGCTCGATATGACATCGATATCAAAATGAAGGATGGAGTATGGTGGACTGATGAAGATACAACCGATAAGGTCATGGAATTCGGTCCAGGATACAAGGAATGGATGCTCAATATGATTGAGTGCCTAATGGATGAGGTAGAATTCTTGAGTGAGTATACTTGGGGAAATGATAACGATGAAATAGATTGGGATGATTATGGTATTTAATATTCAAAGAATGGTAAAGTTTTGGACCGGCAAAACCAACCGATATGATAAAGGAGGGAGCTTCAATTTAGAATTGTATCTCCGTATTTGTGAAATCAAAATGAATCAAAAGTTATGAGTTGCCAAATATTAAAAAAATTAATAAAACCAAAACAAGAAAAACAACCAATTATGAAAGATAGATTAATTGAACCAGCTAAAAAATTCATGCTTGAATATATGAGTGATGGAAAAACAAGAAAGCCATCAGATTTTGATTGGGATATTTTAGGAGAAAGTGATTTTTATGTGATTGGAATGCCTCGGTGGAATGCAACACCTTTCTTTTACGCACTTGGCGAATTAGTTGAGGAGGGGAAAATCATCCATAAAACAAAAAAAGACGGAATTCAAACTTATAAAATCAAGAAATGAACTACAAATTAACATACACAATCGGAAAAAGAACAGTGCAAGAATGGTACTTCAATTCCAAGTCACTTGCATATTGGATGAAGTCGGAGCTTCTCAATAAGGGAGGATTTGAAATGGGGAAGTTTAAAGTTGAGGAAGTATGAAACCATCAACTAAATTAATCGCGATCGTTGGAATCCTTCCAGTGCTTGGTGATTTTATCGAAGATATAAACGATAAGAAAATATTCACCAAGGCAATCAAGATGAGAGCCAACCATCTCCTCGATGAGATACGGAAATCGGATAAGAAATTCCTTGATGATGCAGGAATCGAAATATGGAATCAGCAAATGGATATTCAATTAGCCTTTAGACAATGGCTACAACAAGCGGAAGATGAAAGATAATATTTTATATGGAGATATTCAAGTTTTTAATGGTAAAAAAAGCATATATATTAAAAATGCGGTATTTATTGAAAATGATTTTAATTATAAAGGGATGACAATTACAAAAATAATATCATCAAAAATTGTTGGTCAAAAAAATGAATCAAAATCTTATACTGAAGTAAAAGGAAGTGATGAAAAAAGAAACAAAATAACAGGAGCATATGAATAATTTAGAATTAAACAAAATTTATTGTGAAAGCAATTTAGAAACTATGGCAAGAATGCCGGATAATTTCGTTGATTTAGTTGTGACAAGTCCACCATACAATACCGGTGGAAAGTCATTAACAACTGGAGATTTTTATAAGGAATATAAGGATAATTTGCAAGATATTGAATATAAAAATTTCATATTTAATAATGTGAAAGAATTATTAAGAGTCACAAAAAATTATGTTGTTTACAATTTTCAAATATTATCAAACAACAAAAATGTATACTTGGAATTTATGTATCATTTTAAAGATAATATAAAAGATATTGCAATTTGGAAAAAACAAGCAGTTGCACAAATACAAAAAGGTAAAATGGCTACTGGATATGAATTTATTGTTATACTTGGAAAAGATTCAAAAATGAATTTTGATTACAATAATTTTCCAGAAAATAATTATGTTCCAAATATTCAAACATGGCACAAAAAAGAATCAATAAAAGGTCATGGAGCAACAATGCCGGTAGAAATGGCAAGATATTTTTTGGAAGTGAAATAACACAAGAATATGTTGACCTTGCAAACAAAAGAATCTATCCATATTTATCACAACAAACACTATTCTAATGAACAAAAACGATAAAATAAAAGCAATCAAGCACATCATCCAACGAGATGCATTGGATGTGGCGAGTCGACACCAGGTATTGACCATGAGGAGAAGATATCTAATGGCTGAATTGAGAGGATTGAATCTTCCATTTCATGCGATTGGTGAGATGTTCAACCGAGGTCATGCAACAGTGATGCACAATATCAAGCTACACAATTGGTCAATTGATGGTGGAGATACATATTACATGACAGTCATCCAAGATGATATTGATGAGCTTCAGGGGAATGCTCATGTGAAGAAATTACGATTCTTGAAAGATGATATCCTGAAATGTAAGTCATACAATCAGCTCAAATCAATCAAGAGGAGAGTGTTGAGAGGCGAATATGAGGAATTGTTATCACCTGAGTAATAAAATAGGTACACAAGTACACATTTTCGGTCATATACTTATATATATTTAATTATTTTGAGAATCGGAAAAAATAATATTTTCAAAAAATACCAAAAAAACGTGAAAATGTGTACCAAAAACGCTGAAACACTAGTAAATACTACATTTTTATAGGTACACATTTAGGTACACATTGAGGTACTAATTGAAAATAAAGTGTATTTTGTTGAGTAATGGAATAAATTAGTATCTTTGTTGAGGGGTTGTCGGAGGCATCCACTTAAAAGGTTTTCACTGTTCCTTTCCCCCTCTTTTTTTTTAACAGTGAACTAAAACAGTTTTATGATCGTATCAATTTTTAAGAAGGTAACGGATACCACAAATCCATTCAACAAATCAGCTCTATATTGTCTTGAAAGAATTCGAGATGGTAAGTCCAAGGAATTGGTTGAGCAAATCAGAGCTTGTGCAACTAAGGATGAGCAAAAACAATACAAGAATCAGCTTCCTGGAGTTTGCTTCAATGGGACTTTCAAGAGTCGCTCAGTGAAAGGTATCGAACAAAGGTCCGGATTGATGATATTGGACTTTGACAACATGAGCCATACTGCTGAGGCAATTCAATTCAAGGATTCTTTGATGTTCAACAACTATGTTTTCAGTGCATGGATATCACCAAGCGGAAAAGGAGTGAAGGCATTGGTCAAGATTCCAACTGAGGGAGATTTCAAAGGATATTTTGATGCCTTGAAAACTTACTTTGATTCGGACTATTGGGATAGTTCAGGGAGTAATCTTGACCGCTTTTGTTTTGAGTCATACGATCCAAATATTTACATCAATCAAGATTCAATCATTTGGACTCAACTTGAAGAGCCGGAGATTGAGGAAATTGGCTCAATGGATGTGATGATTCCAATCAAGTCCGACAACCGTATCATTGAAAACTTGATGAAATGGTGGGAACGGAAGTATGGAATGGTGCCAGGTGAGAAGAATAACAACCTATTCAAACTTGCAGCTGCATTCAATGACTTCGGTATTCAGAAAACTGAATGCGAGAATGTGATGCTTCGCTTTGATGAAGGAGGGAAAGAGAATGAGATTAGAAAGATAATCAAATCAGCATATTCCAAGACCTCTCAATTCGGGACCAGGTACTTCGAAGATAATACATCTAGGGCGAAGATTGAAAAACACATTCGAGCAGGTAAAAAGACAAACGATATCATCAAGATACTTCCGGAGTTTACTCAAGATGAGGTTGAGAAGTGCGTTGATGCCATCAAAGAAACCGGAAACATTGAGGACTTTTGGACTTACAACAATCAGAATCGAATTCAACTCAGCATCCATCAATACAAGTTTTGGCTACAACAAAACAACTTTTTTAAATACTTTCCTGCTGATTCAAATACATACTCATTCATTAAGAAGGAGCAGAATCTAATCGAGGAAACCAATGAGAAGAGAATCAAGGATTTCACCCTCAGCTCTCTATTGTCAAGGGAAGAGATTGGATTCCAACCGTATGATTTGATGGCAGGTGCTACCAAATACTTCACATCCGAATTCCTTTCGATGTTAGACAGTGCTCAGGTTGAGATGATGGAGGATACTGCGGATAAATGTTATCTATATTATCGGAATTGTGCAGTGGAAATCACCAAGCAAGGGATATTTAAACATGAGTACATTGACCTGGATGGATATGTATGGAAGAGGCAGATAATTGACCGAGAATATATTGCTAGTGATCACCATAAAAGTGAGTTTAGAACATTCTTATGGTTGGTAAGTGGTAAAGATTCAGCGAAGTACAACTCATTCAAGTCGGTGATTGGATATTTAATGCATTCATACAAGACCTCAGCGAGTAATAAGGCAATAATATTCAACGATGAAACCATATCGGAGAATCCGAATGGAGGAAGTGGAAAGGGATTATTTTGGAATGCATTAGCCAAGTTAAAAAAGGTAGCATCAATCGATGGAAAGACATTTGAATTCACCAAGGGATTCCCTTATCAAACAGTTTCAACCGATACTCAGCTCCTGGTGTTTGATGATGTGAAAAAGAACTTCAACTTTGAGAATCTCTTCTCATTGATTACTGAAGGAATTACATTGGAGTACAAAGGGCAGGATGCCATCAAGATACCAGTGAACAAATCTCCCAAAATTATCATAACTACCAACTACACAATTGGTGGAGTGGGTGGCTCATTTGAGAGAAGGAAGTTCGAGGTGGAGATGAGCAACTATTTTGGTCACACACGATCACCATTGGATGAGTTTGGTCATATGTTATTTGATGATTGGAATGATGAGCAGTGGATTATGTTTGACAACTTCATGATTCAATGTTGCCAATATTACCTCAAGAATGGATTGGTATCTCATGAGTTCACCAACCTGGATGTGCGTAAATTTATAAAGGAAACGTGTTTTGAGTTTTATGATTGGTCAAATGATGGGAATCTTCCTTTGAATGTACGGTTATACAAAGACGAGCTTCATGAGGCTTTCACTAATGAGTACACCGATTATGCCAAACTGAGCAAAAAGAAATTCTCTCAATGGTTGAGTATCTTTGGACATTATCATGGTCATCAAATCACTGAGAATAAAACAAACAATCGAAGATGGATTGAATTCGGAAGGACCGATAAAACACCAAGTGATCCGGATGATATTTGGGATGAGTTAAACGATAAAGCAAAGGAGATATGAATCCAAAAGCAATAGAAAAAGCAAAAGAATTAAGAACATTATTTGCCCAAGAATTAATTGATTTAACAGACAATGAGGATTTATTAAATTCAAGAATAAAAAATTGTGCATTGATTGCAGTTGGTGAAATGCTTGATATACTATATGAATCACCAGCAAAAAATGTTAAAGAGATTGCATTTTGCATTGATGTTACAAATGAAATAAAAAAGCTATGACAAAACAAAACAAAGAACGAATCAAAGACCTTGAGAGAGCTCTCACCAGGGCGAAGTATCCAAAGCTGCCATATGTGGATTCATTCCTCACCAATTGGCAGGATAACTCAGCAAACGCACTAACCAAATCCATATGCGGATTCCTTCAAATGAGTGGGTGCCAAGCGGAGCGAATCAATACAATGGGAGTGTATCGCAAAAAATACCGTACTGATGGAGTGGAAATAGGTGGTCAATGGACAAAAGGAACGGGAACACCTGGCTCAGCGGATATATCGGCAACCATTCGAGGTCGCTCAGTCAAGATTGAGGTCAAGTATGGGAAGGATAGGCAGTCGGATGCACAAAAAGTATATCAAAAAATGATTGAAGATGCTGGAGGAGTGTACTATATCTCCCGAACTTTTGATGATTTCATTGAATTTTATGATACTTTCATTGCTGAATTAAAATAGTTTATTATCTTTACTGAAATTAACACACACAAAATGGAAAAGAAAGAACAAACAGTATCAACTCTGTACAAAAAGTTGCATCTTGCTAAGCAGCAAATCGGAAAGGTAGCGAAGAATGCAACCAATCCACATTTCAAAAAGTCGTATGCCGATATTAATGCACTGCTCACCGCAGTCGAGCCAATTCTTTTGGAGAATGGATTGATTCTACTCCAACCGGTTATCGGTACCGATGTAGTGACTCGCATCATTGACATCGATTCAGGTGAAATGGTGGAATCATTCATGACTTTGCCAATTATTACTGATCCACAAAAGGTACTCAGTGCAGTGACATACTTTCGAAGAGGTACATTGCAATCACTTCTATCCCTTCAGGCAGTGGATGATGATGGCAAGGCAGCATCAATTGCAGTTAATCCGGTGAAACCTGCTCTTGACAATGCGAGATTCGAATCCGCAGTGGCATCCATTACCGCAGGAAAGTATACAAAGGAGCAATTGATTGAGAAATGGTCATTGACTGAGGTACAACTTAAAGCTCTTGAAGTATGAAGTGGCATCCATCCCAAATCGGTAAGCTAATGACCAACGGTCGTGGCAAGAATGAAATGGGACAAACTGCGAAGAGCTATATCAAGCAAGTTGCTAAAGAAAACTTCTACGGATACCGCAGTCAAATCAATTCCAAGTATATTGAGAAGGGATTGATGCAAGAGCAGGATTCAATCGAACTGCTCAACACCGTGCGATTTGAGGGATACGTCAAGAACACCGTGCGAATGGTTGACGAGCTGATGACCGGTGAAGCAGACATCATCACCAACGATTCAATCATCGACATCAAAACATCCTGGTCATTGGATACCTTTCCAGTGATGGCAGAGGATGGATACGATGCAATCTATGAGTGGCAGTTGAGAGCTTACATGAGG